GATCATCGTAAGAGGATAAGAAAAGGGGAGGGGTCTATCATTCGTTTATGGCTCAGCTTATTTTCTTTCTTCAGAGTCTTAGACTTTGAAGGAAAATATAAGTTTGAAACTATATACTCTGATAGTACCTTCTCCTCTCGTTCCTATTCTTCTCAGATCTCTATTGTGAAATCTCTAGTCGATGAGACTCTCCTTGAAAAGTTTTATGAGTGAATGAATTTACCTTATCTTTATAAATATCGTGGGTCGTTGAAAACTGCTGTAGGAAATATTCAGGAAAAGGTCTTAGATGCTGGGTTTCATCCCATCTCTAAGTCCGCTCCTGGTACTTCTGATAGGCAAGTTTCAACTCACCCCGATGTTTTAAGGTGACAAGCTATCATGCACGCTCGGTTGGGTAGTTTGAAGTTCTTTTTGGACTTCGAATCCCGTTCGAGAGGTGCTGATGCGGTAATTCATATGCTTAGATGGCTTTCCGTTCCCCGAGTCCAATATCATAGTCCTGACCGCCCGGTCAAGCTGCCAGAGTTTTCCAAAGATACTTTCCTAGTCGAATCTCCTTCATCGGGAGAGATGGCTAAGTATGGTTATTTGGGTAAACTCGGTACTAAGATTGAGGCGGCTGGTAAGATCCGTGTTTTTGCAATGGTCGATGCGTGGACTCAGTGACTACTGAATCCCATTCATAAGACGTTGTTTAAAGCACTAAGTAACTTGAGTACGGATGGTACTTTTGATCAGTTGAAACCTTTAAAAGTTTTAGTTGATTATAAGTACAAGAAGTACTTTAGTTACGATCTTACGGCGGCTACAGATAGGCTTCCTGTTGTATTACAGGAGTACCTGCTGCATCCGCTGCTAGGCTATATAGTTGCTCGGAGTTGGAAGGAGCTCCTTGTGAGTCGGTTTTATTGATTCAAAGGATCTCCTACCAAGGGGAAGTCGCTTCTGTTGCGCTACAAGGTTGGTCAACCTATGGGGGCACTTTCCTCTTGAGCTATGTTAGCCATGACCCATCATTTCATAATTCAATTATGTTGGTGGAGACTTGGTTGGCGTAGTTTCTTTAGGGATTATGCTGTCTTAGGTGACGATGTTGTAATTTGTAACAAAGAAGTGGCGAGAGAATACAGGAAGGTAATGGATCTGCTTGGTGTGGAGTGTAACTTGAGTAAATCTCTGGTTTCTTCACACAGCCTGGAGTTCGCTAAGAGGTTTTATTTTAAGGGTGATGATCTGTCTCCTCTCTCTTTTAAAGAGATTAATGCTCAGGGTGAAAGCCCTCGGTCATTAGTTACTTTTCAAAAGCGTTGAGGTTTCAGGGACTCAGTCTTATTATCTTTTCTTTTAGCGGGCTACAGACGAAAAGGTTCGTATCAATCTACTCGAATTCTTACAATGCCCCCGATCCTTCGATCGGGTGTATTGTATGCTCTCCGGAGCAGATATGAACCTATGCGTTGGTTCGCGACGGTTTCGTGATTGAAGAACTATTCCCTCGATCAAACTCAG